CGGTCCGGTGGACCGTTGCCCATGGCCGGCTGGACGGCGATGGCTCCATAGTGTTTCGAATCTCTTCAAGTCCACCAGTTTTTAACCCGGTAAACGTGATGTTTACCGGGTTTTAGTCTGTACCGGCGGCAATCTGCAAGGTGGCTTTCGTGTGGCGCAGCCCGTGGAAGGGGATCACGGGAAGCCTGTCTTTCTCCGCCTTGTCTGCTTGCTAGCAATATACAAGACGGAATAACCAACAAATCAGTATTGCTAGCAATATGATAAAATTGTGCAATATGCTATATTGCTAGCAGTATAACTAAATGGTACAATACTCACAAAAGGAGATGAGCATATGGCGATTAAGAGCGACGCAAACAGAAGGGCAGTAGCGAAATACAAAAAAGAAAACTACGATCAAATCCAGCTAAGAGTTCCCAGAGGCGATAGAGACAGATTGAAAAACCATGCAGAGGCTCATGGTGAAAGCCTGAACGCTTTTATCAATCGGGCTATTACAGAGACGGTATCCCGGGATGGTACCGCCACAGAGGAGGCCCAGGCATGAGAACCTATACCATCATCGGCGGCGTGAACGGCGTGGGCAAGTCCAGCTTCACGGGACTGCTGAAAGAGCAGCGCTCAGACCTGGGAATCATCATCGACGTGGACAAGATCACCGCAGAGCTGGGCGGGAACACCCTTGCAGGCGGCAGGGCCGCTTTGAAGAAAATCCGGGACTGCATCGACAAGGGTATTTCTTTTACCCAGGAAACCACCCTCTCAGGCCGCCACACAGAGGCCACAGCCCGGGAATTGGTGGAAAAGGGTTACCGTGTACGGCTGTACTATATCGGTCTGGACAGCGCCGCCGAAAGCGTTTCCCGCATTGCAAACCGTGTAAAGCGTGGCGGGCATGATATTCCAACCCAGGATGTAGAGCGCCGCTTTGTTTCCCGCTGGGAAGCTGTCGCAAAGGTGCTTCCTTATTGCGACGAAGCGGAATTCTACGACAATGACAATGGCTTTGCTCTGGTGGCGGAGTACCGCAACGGAGAATTGCGCCCAGTCGGGGAGGATTCCCCTCAGTGGCTTAAAGAGCTGCGGGCATATCTGGACAACTGAATGAACGAAAAGCCGGGGGCCTGTGAAGCTCCCGGCTTTTGCTCTGTGCGGCGGCTGGTGGCCCTGCTGTGCAATCTAGGACGGCGGAGAGCCTGGAGAGTACCGCTTTGCACGGGCTGTTATTTGATGACCCCAGGGGGGAGGGGGTATCTTAACATAAAATTTATGATCCTGTGCTATAATAACCTCAGCGAATCGAGCAATCGCCAAAGAAAGGATGGATCAGAACCATGAGATCTCGATGGAAAATCACTTTTATCATATGTGTTGTGCTGATTGCCGCCGTACTTGCAGGCTGCGGCGCAGCCGGGCAGCCTCCGGCATTGGAAAAAATGGAATACACGAACCTGAACGACAGTGGTTCCAGGGAGCTTTTGCAGGAGCTGCTCTCCGACGCAGGCGTGTCAGACGGGCGTATTCAGGGCTTTTTCCGCCGTGTGGATCACTTTAATGACAGCGTGAAGCAGGAATGGCTCACGGATGGCTTTGAGGAAGCGGAGCCGAAATACGACCCTTATACCATGCAGGACCAATGGACGGCGAAGAACGGGACGTTTCCGGGCTATAACTGCCGGATCACCGCCATGAGCCTGTTTGGGGATTTCCTCTCTGTGCGCGCAGACGCTCCAATCAATGCCGGTGAAGATGTGCTGTTTGTGGACGAGGAGACGCTGAAAACAGATCCCGATGCGCTGGGCGGAAGCAGCCTTGCGGATTTCCGCGCACTGTATTCCTCCATGAAGGCGGAGGATACCACGGAAATATCGCGCCATGTGCAAACCGTACAAGAGGAATGGGCATCCCGCGGCGTTGCCTTTCAGGAGAATGAAAAGATTCGCCTTATCACGGTATTCTTCCATGATAAGCCCACGGAGGAGGAATCTCTGCTGTTTGTCGGGCATGTTGGCGTCCTTTTGACGGCGGAGGACGGGACGCTGTACTTTGTAGAAAAAGTTGCCTTTCAGGAGCCCTACCGGCTGCTGCGATTTGCGAACCGAAGGGCACTGAGCGATTATCTTATGGGAAAATATGACACCTCATGGGGACAGGATACGGCGACTCCCTTTATCATGGAGAATGACAAGCTCATGGACGGCTGGCGTCCAAACCCGGATAGCGGAAGCTCCGCCCTCGGCTAAGGACTGCGTGCTGCTGCCAATATAAGGGGTAACAGCCCCTTTTGTTTTGCCAACCGGGTAAGGCGCACGGTCCCCGGATGGCTGAGGGAACTGCGGGAGTACCCGGAAAAATAGAAAGGGCCATTCCCGCCCGTCATGCCGGGGTCTCCCGGAAGGTGCCGGTGTCCAGCCAGAAGCGGAAGCTGTCCTCGCCGGTCCGGCCGTGGCGGTTTTTGGCCACGGTCAGCGTCACGTCGGAGGGTGCGCCTTTGGCCCTTGGGCCGGTGTAGTAGTCCTCCCGGTAGAGGAAGAGAACGCCGTCCGCGTCCTGCTCGATGGCGCCGCTGTCCCGCAGGTCCGAGAGCTGGGGCTTCTTGTCCTGCCGGTCCTCGATTTTTCGGGACAGCTGGCACAGGCACACCACCGGCACATTCAGGGAGATGGCCATGCGCTTGAGCTCCCGGCTGGTCTGGGACACCTGCTCATAGGTGGAGCCGGTCCGGTTGGCGGGCTGGATGAGCCCCAGGTAGTCCAGGATGACGCACCGGAGCTGGGGCACGCTCTGGGCCAGCAGGTGGATCTGCTGCACCGTCAGGTCATACCGGTTGTTCACATAGACCCCCTTCTGGCCCAGGACGGTCGCCGCCATGGCCACGGCCTCCCACACCCGGTCCTCGTCCTCCAGGGCCCCGGACAGCAGCCGGGCGGCGGGATACCCCGTCAGGCCGGAGACGCGCTTGGCCGTGAGCTGCTCCGGGGACATTTCCAGGGACACGAGCAGGGTGTTTCCGGCCATGTTGTCGGCCAGATTCAGGGCGAAGGTGGTCTTGCCCACGGCGGGCCGGGCTCCCAGGATATACAGCCCGCCCCGGATGAAGCCCCCGCCCAGGAGCCTGTCCAGCCCGGGAAAGCCGCTGGAGAGGAAGTTGTCCCGGTTCTTTCCCGCATTCACCACGTAGTCCATAAAGCGGCGCAGGGTGTCGTTGGGGGACAGCAGCCCCCGCTGGAAGCTGCTTCCCTGGATGGCCTGGGCCTCCCGCTGCATGGCCGCCAGAAGCTCATCCGAGGTGGAGACCGTGTCGCTCTGTATCCGCCCGGCAAGCTCCTTGATGCGGCGCTTCCGGGCGTCCTCTGCCACCCGGTGGGCATAGTCCACGCAGTTGGCCGCCGTGGGGACGATCTCCATCAGCTCTGCCAGAAGGGAATTCGGCAGCTCCACCCCCTGCCGCCTGGCCTCGGCGGCAACGGAGACCGGGTCGATGGGCTGCCCCTGCTCCAGCAGGGACTCTCCCGCCGTGAAGATGGCCCGGCAGCTCTCAAGCCGGAAGCACTCGGCGGTGACAAGCCCCCGGATGGCCCCCAGGACCTGCTCGCCGGAGATCAGGATCGCCCCGGCAATATACTGTTCTGAATTCATTGGAGGGTCTCCTCTCTGTCGATGACCTTGCCCTGCGCCGGGTCATAGTAGAACCGGGCAGGGGAGCCGCCCACCAAGGCGGCCTCCCCGTGGCTTCCGTTTCTCTCTTCTCCAGAAGCATCTACCCCGTAAGGGGTATCTGCTTCTTCTTCTGTCCCGTGCGGTTCCAAATGTGCGCAGGAGGGGGCATACGGTTGTTTCTTCTTTCGGGCATTTTTGTTGCTCCTGGGTGCGCCGCCTTTGGCCCCGTTTTTCACCCGTTGGGCATAGGTTGACACTGCCTCCTCAAGATCGGGCAGGAATGCGGAGACGGCGATTTTCTCAATGGGGGAAAGGGTCTCCGGAAAGCGTCCGGCTTCCAGATAATTCAGGCAGGAGAGCAGCACCCTGACAGCGCTTTCCGGCGGCAGTTCCCGGATGAGCTGCCGCCGCTCCAGCTTTAGCTTGAACCAGGATGGATGCTTGTCAACGGTCTGTGTCATAGCTGCGTCTCCCCGTCGGCACGGATGCGGTACCGGGCGAAGCTGGTGGCCTCGCCGTAGCGATTTTGGCCCAAAACCATCTCCCGCTGAATGGGCAGCCCCTCTTTTTTCAGCTCCGAGATGCGGGAAGCCAGGCGCAGGATGCCATAGTCCTGTATGGCCTCCAGGCTGGTGATGGCGCCGAAGGTTTGTAAATGGCGAAGAATTCGTTCCGTTTGATTCATAGCAGTACCTCCAAAACTAAGTTGATTAAAATGAACTACCTAGGTATGCTTATTGTAACAGAAGATCGCCCCTTTGTCAAATCGCCCCACGCAGGGGCTGTGGATAACTCCCCCCAACCTTCCCCACCGGGGAAGGGGGACCGCCGCAGCGCCCGGACGGGAAGCGCTAAACCTTCCCCTTCGGGGAAGGGGGACCACCGCAGCGGTGGAAGAGGGGCGTTATGGAAGAGAGCGGTGCGTATTTATTAGCCGCTCTCGCCCAGAGCGCCCCTCCTCAGTCTCGCTGACGCGAGCCAGCTCCCCCGAAGGGGAAGCTCTTAACCTTCCCCACCGGGGAAGGGGGACCGCCGCCGTAGGCGGTGGTGGAAGAGG